GTGGCATTATAACATTTTTTATTATTATAACAATTTCATTTTCGTTTGTTATAAGACAAAGGTACGAAAAATACCTGATAAAACCAAATTAATTGCTAAATTAGACAAGCTAGGAAAAATATTTGAAAAAACCAAATTAATATGCCAATAGACAAACCAAAACAAGGAGAAACACAAGAAGAATATCTAGCGTATTGCATACCAGCAGAAATTAAAGCTGGGTATGAGCAAGAACAAGCAGCAGCTATATGCTATGAAACCTATCGTAAAGAAACTAAGATGAGTGGAGTAAATCTAATAGCATCTAAATTAAGAGAGATTCAATACAAAGGAATCAAACTTGCTGAAGGTGATGGATTGGAAGATGCATGTTGGGATGGGTACGAAGCCATAGGTACAAAGGTACTTGATGGACGAATTGTCCCGAACTGCGTTCCTATAAAAGATTAAAATAAATACGATAGTTATATAAGGCGCCTGCCAGCGAACATAACAAACGTATAAAGCCCCTCTAAAATGGGGCTTTTTTTATGTCATTGATTATCAACACGTTATGAAAATGTGGATAACTTGTGGATAAATTTATCATAAAAGCTTGGTTATTTCGGATATTTTTACTATCTTTATTATATGAAAGAACTACTAAAAACCCCTACTACAATGACACAGGCTAATCCATTGACTATCAGTCAGATAGAGAATATCCAAAAAGGATACGATGAACTTATGGAACGAAACAAACAAACGCTAGAATGGATGAAAAGAGTGGGATTAACAAAATAATCCTAACTCATTGATAATCAACACATTAGAAAAAACTACTAAAAAGTTTGGAAAATTGGTAGTTTTTTCGTATATTTGAGTATAATCAAAAATTAAGAATATGATACCAATGGTAAAAATCAGGTTAAACAGCACCTTACTAAAAATTAAGCACAATAATATGCACATATTGGATATGCCTACTTTGGACTTATTAGAAGAAGATGAAAGCGATGACTCATCAATGATGATTCCGTTTAGAATGAAAATTGATTCTAAAGACTATTTAGTTTCATTTGGATATAATTCTGTTATTAAAAGCCAAACCGGAGAGAATGTAGATTACATTATTATGGTAACATGTCAACCAATACCAAAAAATGGTGTCACCTATGCAAATGGAGAGTACGAAGAATTTTCACAAAAAATAGAAAAAAGTACACAATTCCTTTATGGCAAAAATTTTGAGGATACTTCCATTGAATTGTTAGAAAATGATTACTACTATCAAATTGATGAGTTATATGAAAAGTTTCAACAACTGTATAAAAATTTAGAAAAAGCAATAAAATTAATAAATAAATAAGTTATGGAAGAAAGATTATTATCAGTTGAGAGGCGATTAATGGCGCTTCTCAATTCTCTGCCTAAAGAAATGCAGGATAGAGTAGAAGAAGAAAAGTTTATATTAAGAAAAGAAACTGGTAAAAAATACAAAGTGCAATTCTTAATTGAAACTGATAAAGGTACTAAACCAATTACCATTGATGATATATGGGCATGGTCTGATAATGATGCTATGTATGTAGGTTCAGTATTGCATGTTAAGCCTGAAATGGATAGATTACAGGCAAAAGGGGTTATCCGTTTTTATAAGATAATCAATAAGAAAGTTTTGTAATATAAAAATAATTTCGTATCTTTACAAAATAAAACTACTAAAATTGCTCTTTGGGATTTCTCGATTGTATTTATTAGTACATAAACTCATAAACCTTTTAAACTTTAAAACGAACAGACCCTTGAACATTCCTTGTGTTATAATGCAATGAATATACGGAGGCATGGTATCTCTTAAATAAAGAGTAGATAACCTTCAGGTCAAAAATGGTGTAAGTGATAATATGTTAGTGGAGTTGGTAATGTTTCTGTAGACACTCTTTAGTTACCAATAATGAAAGTAATGTAAAAGGCTTGACATTGATTGTGAAAAATCCCTAAAGAGTGGTCTGTCCAAACAAATTATAAACAATTAAAAAATAAAAAAATGGTAAGAAAAATTTATGAAGATGATAAAAATGAAGTAGAAATTAGTTTTTCTAAAGAAGGTATTCATTTTGAAATTCATAGTAAAGAGCATGATACATATTCTGATTTTTGTATTCAAGCTTGTGATATGGATTTCTTTGAAGAAGATATTGAAAACTATATTGAATTCGTAAGACAAGAAAATAGACTACAATAAATTTGGTAGTTTGCGATTTATTTAGTATCTTTACAAAACAATAAAAAATATGTTAGAAGTTAAAAAAACAAATGAGGGAGTTGTACTATCCCTATCCTTTCAGTTAGATAAAGAAGATGCTACTGATTTGATTAAAGAGTTACAGGCTTATGTTGATAGACCTAAGTTCAAAGGAATAGATGAAAGCAAAGTAGATTGGGATAAGAATAAAATAGATGCTTACAATCAGGCACAATCTAAATTAGCATTGGAGAAAGAAATGAAAAGAGCATTTGTAGATGTATTAGATACAGAGTATTTAGAAACTAAATTTGCTACTGTTTACAAATTAGATGCATTGAATAGAGAAATTGAAATACTACAAAAGAAATTAAATAAACAATAATATGAACTTGAATGAAATTTTAAGCAAGAAATCAAATGAAGTGACCAAAGAAGAAATGGCATTTGTATTTGAGAATTTAGATTGGGCTAAGTTAGCATCAAAATACGCAGAGAACGTAGGAGATATTGATTTTGAAATCCCAGCAGAAGAATTAAAAAACTACATTAGAGTAGAAGAAGATAAAAAAGATTAGGGAAAAATATGTTACGTTTGAATACTTATACTAAGCTGGAGGTCTTTTTTATTATCGAAATTGCCATTTTTATTTTATATCCTCCTTCAGCTTACCCTATATTTTGAGAGGCTGGTGTCATTTCCAGTCTCTCTTTTTTATGCTTACTTTTCTGAACTACTAATATTTATACACACAAACAATATACAATGGCAAAAATTGAAATTAAAGATTTAAAAGGATTCCCTGATTACTACGCTGGTAGTGATGGATTAATTTACACAACAAAGGTATCACCTCGTTACAATCCTAAAGGAGAACTAAGAATACTAAGACCACGTACACATCCATCAGGGTATTTATACTATGGATTATTCGTAGGTAAAGGTAAAACTAAACAAAGATATTGGAGGAGAGGACACCGATTGATAGCTCAAACATTTTTAGGTAAGATTCCTAAAGGCAAAGAAGTTAATCATAAAGATTTGGACAAACATAATAACAATCCAGTTAATTTAGAATATCTGACTCGTTCAGAAAATCAATTACATTGGAGAACAAAATTAAATAGATTATCAAATGTGCATAATTAAATTAGGAAACATAGTAGATGGATTAATAAACGTAATCACGCTTGGACATGGTAAAGACTTAGCAGGATGGATAGCTAAGAGATTCTTCCATTCAGATGATTGTGGTTGTGAAGCCAGAAGAATATATCTAAACGAATTATGTGGATGTAACGAAGGAATTAAATTATAATATATGTCAGAACAAGCACCTGTACCTGAAAGCAAATACGCACCGCTTAACTTACAAGAGTTTCAAGAGTTAAGAGAACACTTAGAAGGAATTAAATCGTTTCTTCCCGAGCACCTTATGGGTAATCTATGGGAGAAATGTAATCGTATAAGAGGTGAAAGAATAAATCAACCATGCAGTTGTAAATCATCATCAGGTCTATGGGGATTATGTGTTTCGGACTTGAGACAATTTGTAAGAACTAAAGATGCAGAATAAGAGATTAGAAAATACAAAACGATTAGAAGTATTGTATAGAGAATCTCACCCTTGGTTAATAGCAGCTACCTTTAATATTGTAAAGGATAAAGATGTAGCTGAAGATTTAGTTGGAGAGCTTTATGTTTACTTAGGAGAAAGAGTTAATCCTGCTTTATGGTGGGGACAATCATTCAATGTAATGTATTGTTATTCATTCCTTAAAAGTAGATTCCTAAACAAAGTAAAGAGAGATAAGAAAATCCAATACCAATCTGATACGGAATGTGACATGCCTGATAATGAATACGATATAGATTCAGATGAAAAGATAGATAGAGCATACAATCAGGTAATAGATGAGCTAAAGAATATGGAAAGAACTAAACTATGGCCGGCATCTAAATTAGCACAACTATATTTTTTTGATGATAAGATGACATTAGAAAAGTTATCAGCAGAGATTAAGATATGCAAATCCACCTCCTTCACACAAATCAAAAGAGCTAAGAAGCATTTAAGAGAAACAATAGAGAATCCCTTTAAAACTAATTCTTAGGTGGTCTCCTGATACGTTCACTACAAAGGTGATAGATTGTGTTAGATTATAACAAACCAATTAAATAATGGAATATAATGGCTAAGTTTGAAAACGGACATAAGTTAAGTAAGGGAAGACCGAAAGGAGCTGTAAACCGCAGTACGGAGATGGTTAAGCTTTCAATAGCAAGAGCAGTAGATAATACCCTATCAACTCTATCAAAAGATTTAGAGGAGATTAAGAAGAAAGACCCACAAGCAGCATTAGAATTAGCATTTAAGCTATTAGAATATACAATACCTAAGTTGAGTAGAACGGAAGTGAAAGCAGAGGTGAATCAAAGGATAGAGCAGATTACTGTAAATGTAACTCAAAAGATATTAGATGAATCTGGAAATTAATACAACGATAACTTATACCAATCAGGATAACTCACCAACAAGAGTTACACATCATATTGGAGGAACACGTAGTGGTAAGACATACGCATTACTTCAATGGTGTATCGTTAAAGCGCTTGAAAGGAAAGAGATAATAACAATAGTAAGAAAGACAATACCATCGCTTAAAAGGACTGTAATGAAGGATTTTAAGGATGTAATGCAATTGCTGGATATATGGAATGAGAATGATTTTAATATATCAGATAGGATATACACATTCTATAATGATTCAATAATACAATTCATATCAACGGATGATGCTGAGAAGCTAAGAGGATTAAAGAGTACTACCTTATGGCTAGAGGAAGCAAATGAGATAGATGCAGAATCATACTTCCAGCTACAAATTCGTACAACAGGTCCAATCGTATTAAGTTATAACCCTACTGTATCTCCATATCATTGGATAAGAGTAATGGGTGATTGTAGCAGATTCTTTACAACATATAAGAACAATCCTTATTTAGATACCACAGTTAAGAAAGCCATTGAGGAATTAAAACATACTAATCAAAAAGCATGGAAGGTATATGGTTTAGGAGAATGGGTAGGTAATGAGAAAGCTATATTTGAATTTACTCAATGTGAATGGTTGCCGGATGATGCAGAGTTTATAGCATTTGGTTTGGACTTTGGATATAGCTCAGACCCTACTGCATTGGCTAGCATTTGGAAATACAATAACGAGCTATACATTATAGAGCATTGTTATGAAAGAGGAATGGTGACAAACGATATAGTGACTATGTTGAAAGGAGTAGTGAAAGGTAGAGAGGAGATATGGGCTGATAGTGCAGAACCAAGACTAATAGAAGAATTATATAGAGAAGGATTTAATATAAAGCCTGTAATCAAAGGAAAGGATAGTATTAATTTTGGTATTCAGGTAATGCAGAACTATAAGATAAACATACCTAAGACATGTCAGAATCTAATCAATGAGTTCTATTCGTATGAGTGGAGTAGTGATAGATTCGGTAAACAATTAGATAGACCAATAGATTTTAATAATCACTTAATAGATGCAGCTCGTTACGCTTCAATGATGAAATTAAGTAATAAAGCAACAGCTGCCGGCAAA